ATGAATTATGTAATATGTGCAGTTTTAGCAATTATATTCTCAATGGTTTCAAGTTTGGTGACATGTGGAATATTAATGGAGCTATATTCTAGAAAAATACACGAATGCATGATGAGCGCCACGGATAGAATCAAAAATTTAGAGAGGGATAAAAAATGATTTTAAGATATTTGATTGTTATTGGAATTTCGGTTGTTGTCGGGATAATTGTCGGGATTACTGAAGCAATTTCTTTAGATGCTGGTGATAGATTGGAATACTATATCAAACATTACAAATAAAAGTATGCGTTTTATTTAAACACATACTTTTAATAGATATTCACCGAGAACGGTTAAGTGTGCTTTAACTGGATAAATATCACAATGATTGTCATTAATTATTTTTAAAGTTTGTTCTTCTAACGTATAACTGTTCTCTCCTCCCATAGCAACGTAGCCGATAGAAGTTAATACAAATAAATCATCTTTTGAATTAACTTTTAGAATTCCTAATCTTATTAGATTATCGATTGATAAAGAACATTGTTCGATATCCTCAAAATCTTTAAAAGTAGTTTCAAATATTCTGTATTCGCATTGGTTATTATTAATCAAAGAAATAACCTTGAAGTTTTGAGGATCTTCTACAATTTTTCTTTTAATAAACATTAGGAACTGAGCATCCATAGGAGAAAGCTGTTTAATTATGCCAATAAATCCAGGGTGGATATATTTTGTTTTTGTTCTATCGAATGTCGAAGATATAAGTTTTGAAAACATTTCCTTTATTTCTTCTTCATTGATATACAAAAGCGATTCATCTAGTGCAGGGATTAAAATTGACGGATTTGGAGATTGAAAATCATTTAATGGAATCTTATCAGTGTGGTTAGTTATTGATTTTATGTATTGACTTTTAAATATTTGATCATCAACATCTTTCATTATTTTCCATTGCCTATATTTTTGAGAATTTTCAATCAAAGGGGTAAGCAACTGTATTAAAAATGTTCCTACAGTTGCTACTGTCACTAAATCCATTTTTCGTCACCTCCTTTCGATCAAATTATAGCATATAAAAAAACAAAAGGAGAAACATACATGAACAACGATTATTTAGAACATTTAAAAAAGAAAAGGGTAAAAGTTTTAGCAACAATCAAGCCTGTATTAGAAACTTTTGAAATCAATGATTTTGATTACACATTTGATAAAGATACACACCAAGAAACTTTAATTATTGAGAAAACAAAAATAGGTTGTACGCTCAATTCTATTGAAGCAATCATGCAAGAAGTACTTGGTTATCTATTTGTAAAGAAATGGATCCCACGTCGTTCTCTAGGCTCACATGAAGATAGATGCATAGAAGTGATAACACATTATTGGATTAAGTAAATAAAAAAGAAAGGGGAATACAAAATGGCAAGAAGAGTTATTGATACTTCAAAGATCAACCAAACAAGGATGAAATATATCAGCAAGGGATATTTAACACGTAGTGAAATTGCTAAGTTTGTTCCTTGTGGTTCAGTTAAAGCAAGTCAAATTTACCATGAAATTAGAAGTCAAGTTGAAGCTGAGGGTTTAGAAAATTGTTTCAACGTAATTTTGGTTGGAAGATTACTGGCTTTCATGGGTTTAACAACAAGGGAAGTTAGAGAAGCTGCCAAACGTGAGATTTCTTGAAAAGGAGGTGTAGTCAATGATGGGAGATTCAGCAAAGAAGCAAGAGGCTTTAAATGCTCTAAATGGGATATCGTACAATGACTGGATGGAAATTAAGTTCAAAATTGACAAGTATTTTTCTGATCAATTAAGCAAGTATGAAAAACAGCTTAAACTTGATTCACAATACACCAATTCTCATTATTAAAAATATTTTTTGTTGGTCATCAAAGAGTCAATTTCTAATCTAAAAGAAGAAAGTTGCTAATTTATTCCATAAAAACAAATCAAAGAGAAGTTGGCTCTTTGATGGCCGACAGGAGGAAAGGAAAAACAAAATGAATGAAATAGAACAAAGAGTTGCACATCTTGAAGCTGAAAATGTGAGACTAAAACAACATATCGTTCAATTAGAAGAAATACTTCTAGATACTTTAAAAATGCATAAACAACACACCACTTTAATGATTATGTTAGCAATAAATGTCGTTATTTTGTATTTGAAAATATGGTAGGAAAAAATGTTGAAAATCGAAAATGTGAAAGAGTAGACAATGTTGAAGAAAGAACATTGTTAGTTGTAACTGTCTTAAGAAGTAAAGGAACTAAAGAAGATGTATGTAGACTTGTAGAGCTTTACTACGAAAAAGATAGAGAGGGGAACTATCATCTTCTATTTGATAAAGATCCTCGAAAAGAAAAAGAGCAAATTTAATTACTCTTTCTTAGCTTTAACTTTTTCATCAGATATCGCAGTTATATCACTATAAAGCAATTCAGTAATGAGTATCAAAATATTTGCTGTAATACTATCAACAATTTCTTTTGTTATTTCAGTAATTAATTTCATTCGTAAATAAAATTTATGAGAAAGGAGAAACAAGATGGACAATGAAAAAAAAGCTCTTGAAGAAAGAATTCAAGAACTCAATGAACGTATTACAAAATTAGAATTAATAATTTCAATTAATACAAAATCCATAAAAAATAATTCTAATGCGATTATCGCTTTAGCAGTGACAGTAATTCTTCTATCCATAAGGCTAATGTCGGTATGATTTGAATAAACCCCGTAACTAAACCAATTAGAGTTAGGATCATAGCTAATTTTGCTTGTTTTGCTGCAGCAAGTGCTTCTTCTTGGGTTAAAGAAATTAATGCGGCTTGTTGTTTGATTATTTCAGACTGCTTATTAACCATATCAGTCATTAACTCTATTTGTTTTTGCTGATTAGGAACAATAGGTACAGGTTTTATATTAGAATAATCTATTTTTCCAAAATTTGATGTCGAATCAGCACGGAGTTTATCAATATTTGGCATATTTAATTTCATTTTTTTCATTCTCACTTTCTAATTAGATTTCGATATTGCAGTATCGATAACTTAATTATAAAGAAAGAGAAGAAATATGTAAAAAAACAATTAGATAATTACTGACTGCCCAGGAATCAATCTCTTCATTTTTTATCGATTCCTTAAATTATAAAATTATATCATTTGCATTTAAATCACAACAAAACGGCAGGTTTTTCATTTTAGTTAGAGATTGATTCCTGGGTGGTCAGTAGTAGAAAGGATAAGTTATGGAATGGATTTTATTATATTTTTCAGTATTAGCAAACGTTTTGCTAATAGTTGTCTGTATTTGTCTTAAAAAAAGTAGAGACTGGTACAAAAAGAGCTGGTATGAACTAGCTAACTATTTATCTAAAAGACCAATGAGGAATGCTAAATGACAACAAGAGGTTTAGTAACAATTATTGCTGCAAGTTGTTTTGTAGCTGATTGTTTAGCAATTTTGGTTAGAGCTTTTTAAAGGAGGAATGGAAATATGATTCAAATGGTAACGCTTGACAGCAAGAAAGTTGCATTGGAAATAGCCAAACAAAATTACACAATCAAAGATTTTTCAAAAAAATGTGGAGTTCATCGTTCAACTATAAGTGAAATTATCAATAGTGATAATTCTCAATGTAAGTTATTGATTGCTTGTAAGATTGCGAATGCTTTGAATTTAGAAGTTGCGGATCTTACGCCAATAGATAAAAAAGGCAGAGTAATTGCTGGCAGAACAAGCATTCCTTGGTACGGAGATAAGGAATATGCCGAAAGAAAGATTGATGAAATGAATTCTCTTTTTGCAGGAACTGGAATAGAAGCAAAGCTATATACAAGACAAGTTGGAAACGGGCATTTGCAATGTGAAGAATATATGATTGTCATTTCAAAATAAAAAGGCTGATACGAAAGTATCAGCACAACATAACAACTAAATTATAGCTAATTTAAGGAGGTTTTACAATATGAAGTTATCAAGAAACGGACAAATAGTGCTTTCAGCCTTATTTGTAGCATCACTTGTTTTAGGCGGTGCAGGATTTGCTCAAGCCAAGGCAACTCAAATAGCTTATCAAGAGCAAGCTAAACAAATCAAATTGTATAAAGATGAACTTAATGAAGTTCAAGGCCAACTTCAAGAATATACAAAATATAAAGCAATGTATGAATGTGTGGATGTTGAAAGGAATCAATTGAAAGCACAGGTTGAAGAACTTTCTAAATGAAAAGCTCTTGGCCAGTTTGTAATTACTTTTTACTGGCCGGGAGAGGACCAATACGGAAGTTTGACATCTACTGGAGTTGCAGCAGTTGAGGGTAAGACAATTGCAGTAGATCCTAATATTATTCCTTATGGGTCAACAGTTTTGATTGATGGTAAAGAATACCTCGCACAAGACTGCGGAGGCGCAATAAAAGGGAATAAGATAGATGTTTTTGTGGAAAGTCCAAAAATGGAAAAACAAGTTACAGAAGTTTATTTGAAAAGGAGAAATTAAATATGAATGAGTTGTTAGATGCAATAATCCAAAAATTAAAAGACGAGGGGGGGGAATTACCCGATATCCATTTGATTGCTATGGAATTAGTAGCAACATCCAAAGACGGGATTGAATGCAGAGTTCAAGGCAGCAAATTAACAAAAGACCTCTTAAAAGATTTAGAAATTTCTAATGAGGAGCTTGATAGGATGTTAAGACCAGCTGCCGCTTGTTTAAAAAGCTTTGCTGAAACTTTAATTGAAAGAATGGAGAAAAAGGATGAAGAAAGAATAAATGTGATATTAGATAAGCTATTAAAAATATTGAATTAAGAGATAACTGTTTGTTGTCTCTTAGCAAATATAGAGACTTCCTTTAACTGCTGCTAGCCATGTTCTTCTCTATATTTGCTAAGAGCTGATAAATAAGCTCTATAGGCTATTATTTGACATTAAGTTTAATTTTAAATTACCTCCAAAAAAATTAATACCGACGAAGAGTTTGTGAAAGATTTGTATGTTTTCAATAATAGCCTATTTTTTTTCACTTGAAAGGAGAAAGAAATATGAAGTGTGTAGATGATGTGGTTGATCGTATCAACGCGTTACAAAAAAGATACACGTATAGGAATGTTTTCAAAGACTATTTAATCATGGTTACCGGTTGGAATTATGGAGAACACAGATTTGAGGATGGTACTTCATTTGATGATGTAGTAGAGCAATATGGTTATAAAGATTTAGAGGAACTATCTAAATGCGCATTCGCTCTTTATAATACTGGAGCTAGAAATGTCAATTTTCTTTTGGCTGTCAATGACACGTTGAATAATGAGGATCATGATAAAATGCATGATTTTATTATTGAAAAATTCTCATAAAAAAAGAAGCCATCAATTAAATAATTGACGACACCTTTCCAATACTTTTCTCGACACATTGATTATAGCATATGTATTTGAAAATGTGTAGATGTAATCGATAGAAAAGCTGTAGGAAGGGTGTCCTAATCAAGCTTGTAATAGATATTAACATGTCAACGAAAAGAAGACATAGAGAAATAGAATATGATTATGAGAATTTTTATGACACACCAATAGACAGTCTAAAAGATAAATACATAGAAGAGCTGCTAAGAACAAACAAGATAGATCATCATTACACTACAAAAACAATTAAATCAGGAAATCAATTTGAAGTAGAAATATACCCAACATTCAATAAGAAGGATATTGAAAATTATAAACCTCCTAGAAAACCATCGAAAAAAGCTCAAAAGAACTTGAATGAGAAAAATTCTAGAAAGAGGCTCATTAGATTGATCAACGCAAATTTTGATTTGGATGATTGGGCAATCCATTTAACTTACAGTAATGAGAACTTGCCACCGACAGTTGAAGAAGGTGAGAAAGAAGTTCGCAATTATATTAGGAGAATCAACTACCGAAGAAAGAAAGCAGGTCTTCCTAATGCAAAATGGATATATGTAACTGAGTATGATCCTAAAAAGAAAATAAGAATGCATCATCATTTACTGATAGAAAAAGGGATTGATAGAAAGGTTATGAAAAACCTTTGGAAAAACGGAACAAGGACAGAAGTAGAAGAACTTGAACCGGATGAATTTGGATTGACAGGAATTGCCAATTATATCTCTAAAGATCCTAAAGGAAAGAAGCGCTGGAAATCTTCAAAAAACTTGAAACAACCGGTGGAAAGAAAAAGTTACACAGTGTTCTCTAAGAAGAAAATCAGCAAAATGATAAGTGATACTTCATTGATTTCTCAATTTATGAACTCCAACTACAAATCAAAGCAGTATCTATCCCATGAGGTTAGATACAACAAGACAAATCACATGTACTACATCTACGTACAAATGAGAGTCAAAAACAAAGATGAAAGGGAAAGGAGGAATATTTGAGAGATATGGCGGAGGAATTCAAAAGGATTAACATCAAGATAACAAAGTCTATGATGAACAGTTATTTGGAACAGTTCATTGATGAAGAAATAATGGATGAAAAGACTGAATCGACATATAACAAGTATAAATTGGTTCTCACTAAGTTCATTGATTTTATCGAAAATGAAGAAGTTACAAAAAAAGACATGATAGCATACAAGAAAAAAATGCAAGAGAAGTATGCAACTAAAACCATCAACAATTACATTGTCATTATCAATAAGTTTATGAAGTTTATTGAACTGATGGAAGTTGATGATTTTTCTAAAAAGAAACTGAAAAAGCATATCTCAGACAATTATTCTCTTAAAGCAATTAGAGAACAAGAAAAGACAAGTCTTGAAAATGTGCTAGAGCCGAGTGAATTCAAGAGAATGTTGAAAATGGCCAAGAAAATCGGACAGCAAGACACCTACATGATCATGAAAGTGTTCGGCTACACAGGAATAAGATTGAGCGAGTTGAAGTTCTTTACTCTTGAAAACATCCAAGAGAAAAAAGGCTATATAGAAGTCTACAATAAAGGGAAATTAAGACAAGTTCCATTGAGAAACGACCTTAGAAGAGAACTTTTGAAGTATGCCAAGGAAAATAAGATTGAACAAGGCTATTTGTTTCCCGGAGTTAAGGATAAAAACAAGATGTTGGCTAAAAAGACTATTGAAAATAGAATCAAGAAAATTTGTGGCCAATGTAGAGGCATCTCATTAGAAAAAGCCCATCCCCATGCATTTAGACATATGTTCGGCATTCAGTGGGTGCATCAAAATGGCCAAGCTTCACTATCTGAACTTGCAAAGATAATGGGTCATGGATCTATTCAAACAACAGCTATTTATACGAATACTTCTCAGCAAGAGAAAAAAAGAAAAGTAGAAGCTATCAAATATTAAAAGAAAGGAGAAGAAAAAAATGACACTAAAAGATTTGGTAATGACATTAGTACCATCAGGAATGCTATTCATACGTAGCAAAGATGAAGAACCATTACAGACAATAAAAGCTATAGATGCAACCAATATAGAAGAAGAGCTTTTAAACAAAGAAGTGTTATCAGTTGCACCAACTTATACATTGGATGGCAATAAAATATTAGGTTGTCTAATGATAAAAATAAACTTTAAATTTGTTAAAAAAGAGGTTTAAAAAAATCAACAAAGTTTTTAAGGTAAAAAATCTCTCAAAACCATTGGTATATATAGGTTTCAAGAGATTTAGTTAGTTACGTTTAATATAGGGTTAAACGTAATGAAAATATAGGTTTCAGGGGGTGAAAAATCATGGCCAAAAGGTATAAATATGAATCTTTCACATGTATCAATTATGACGATATGATGGAAACATACAATCAAATGTATGCCGAGGATTATCAGCTTATCGGCTATAGATTATTTAAATCTTCTGAATTGTATCAAAAAGCAGTTTTAACATTATATCCAAGAAGAAAAGGAGTGAAGAAAGATGGAAAAGGAGCAAGAAGCGGTTAAAGATAAGAAAAAAATGGATATAGTTTCAGCAAATCCACTTTATAAATATGTAAAAGGTGTATTCACGTTGATTGGTAAAGACGGAAACAGCACATTATTTCTAAATGGTGCTGGATTGCATTGCAAAACCAATGATATTTGTATCAAGATTCAAGGATTTATTAATGGAGTATCTGTTTTTGAAGAGTTAGAGCAAGAAAAAGAGTATGAGCTTTGCAAATTGCCCGGAAACAGTTACAGATTATCATCCATTGGCTTTAACGAAGAAAAAGAAACAACTTATAGAGCAATTGTTGAATGTACAAATACAAGCGGTGGCTCTATTTGCGGCATCAATCCCGGAGAGTTTGGAGCAACGTCTAAAATCGCCATCTATTCAAAATATTGCTTAAAGGATTCATACGCTAGATCCATTGAAAAATTTGGCCCATGCGACGTATTTTTGAGTAAAAACAAGCAATATATCATTTTGCATAAGACTGAATATGATAAAAATGCTACTTTTAACTATTATAAGGCTTATTTTACGGTTTCCATGGAAGATATTGAAAGTGAAAAGAAGGCGTATGAGAAATGAGTGTCATAGGTTACAAAGGATTCGACAGCAAACTAAGAGGAATGGGGATGCAGTTTGAGGTTGGAAAGACTTTTGAAGTTGATGGTGATCCAAAAACTGTTAGAAATGGAATGCATTTTTGTACTGAACCATTCGGCGTGTTTGATTACTATCCAAGGCGTTGTGGCAATCGTTATTGTATTGTAGAAGCTCTTGGTCAAATTTCAACGGATAACAATCTCAATACGAGAGCATCTACAAATAAAATGAGAATTATCGAGGAAATTTCAGAAGATGAAATGGTTAGAATCCAAAAAGAATATAGAGATTCTCTTGATAAAAAAATAAGGAGTGGTATTGATGAATTTCTTAGAGCAGATGCAAAGCAGTAATGATCCAATGATTACAATGATTAAAAATCATCTTTTATCGAGAAGCGATACCAGTGAATTGCTTAAAAAAGAAAATAAGAACATTGAAGATATGATACTTTTTGTTGGTCACGAACTTTATGTTAAATATTTGAAAGGAAAGAATAATCATCGTATGGCTTGTGTTGCTGGTCCTGATGAAGAACTATATGGAATAGTTATGCATTATCTTGATGAAGATGATATTGATATGAAAAAGATCGAGAATGAGATGTCGAGAATTTCTTTTGTTAATCAGGAACAAAAAAGACCTAATCAGGAAGAAAAAATTCCAAAAAGTGAAGAAAAAGTGAAAAAAATCCTAAAAAATACACATAAAGAATCAAAAACTATCAAAAAAGCCAAGAAAAAAGTAAAAAAATCAACTATCGTCGAAGGACAAATGAGCATTTTTGATTTATGAGAGTTACTAAAAAGCAAATTATAGATGAACTGATAGCAATTCCTGAGTATAAAAAGATTGATTATTTAATCAAAGAGGGCAATAAAGAAGCTAAAAGGTGTGACTGGAATATTCAAATAAGATTGGACAATAACACTTATTACTGTACTAATTGTGAAACTGAGTATCATGATAAGAAAATCAAAATAGGTGAGCGTAAAAAATGTCCTGTTTGCAAAATAAAGTCAGAAGTCCATAGAAAAACAGCAAATCCGGGATGTTTTGAAGCTCTATTGACACTTACGCACGTAAATAAGAGAAATGAGCTGATCATGAGAACGTTTGACTTCAAGAAAAGGTTTGACAAAGCAACACGTACATTTAGCTATGAGGTCTTTGAAATATATAGATACAACATTGATAGAAACATATTTGTAAAAAAGAATGTTAAAGTAAACTTTTGGTACATCTATTATATTTTTGATCCTAAAGACAAGTGGAGGGTGACGCAACGTAGTAGTTCTTGGGCAAAAGATGTAAGACTTACGGGTAAAATAATTGGTTCCAGCAAGAAAAAGAACATCAGCAAGACAAAATACAAGTATGCTTGTCTTTTAGAAGCTTCAAAAATATGGGATTTGAGACAATATATTGAAGTCTATGAAATGTTTCCTGAAATAGAAATCATATTAAAAATGGGAATGCGTGAGTATTTTAAAGACTTGATGCGATTCATGGAAATAAGAGATGTGGAAAACGTAAGAAAGTTTTTAAAAGAAAATAAACGTTATTACAAGATATGGTCTAAAGTGAATCCTAGAAGTGCTGAAATGCAAATGATGGTTGATCTAGATACCTATGATTATAAATTTGCAAAAGATGCTTTAACTGTTAGATATCGAAAAAGACAAAATATATATGCCAGTGATAGAAAAGTAGTGAATTATTTAAAAAAACAAGGCCAAGATTTCAGTTTTTGGCTTGATTATGTTGATTTTATCCAAAGATTAGGGATAAGTCTTGATAAAAATAGACTGTTTCCTAAAGATTTAAAAACCGAACATGACAAGATGTCCAAGAATCTTAAAATTTTAAATGATGAAGCATATGAAGATGATATTGCTGAATTTGAAGAAATGTTAAGACCTTATAATTTAGAAAATAAAAGATATTTAATAAGATGTGCAAAGACAATAGATGAATTAAAAGATGAATCTAATCAAATGAATCATTGTGTTAGAAATTACATTCCTAAGATAGCACATCATAAATCAGCAGTTTTCTTTTTAAGGGAACAAAGTGAAAAAGAAAAATCCTTAGTGACAATAGAAATAGATCCCGTTGATAAAGTGTTGCTGCAAGCAAGAAGAAAAGACAATGCAGAACCAACAAGTGAACAGATGTCTTTTATCAATGAATGGTGTACTAGAAGAATGATAGATAATTCAGCGTTAACTTATACAGTTTAGGGGTGAAAATATGGATTTAGAAGCCAAAAAACTAGATGATATGAATCAAGAAGATATAAGCCTATGTGATCAATTAAGAGATGCTTTACTCAGTTGGGGCGAGAACATATACTTGCCCCTCATCAAAGAAAATCAAAGGTTAAGATTTCAAAATAAAAGATTATACCAAAAAAATAAATCTTTGTCTGAAAGATTAGCAAGACTTGATGGTGAAATTGTGTTAAAGGAATCAAATAAAAAGCAGTATGTACTGTATAAAGAAAAGACGGACGAGGTTTTATTTGTTGGTGATGTTCAACAATGTTCTAGTTATTTAGGAATAACAACTGACAGTTTTAGGTGGAAACTGACACCCGCTGCTAAGAAAAGACCGCATTCAATAACAATCATTGATGCAGATGAAATAGATAGATTAGAAGAAAAGGAGGAATAAAGAAATGACAGTAAAAGAATTATTAAGTTTTAGAAGAAAGAACGGGCTTTTAGAAAAAGTAACAGTATGGAAAAGCTGTAATGAAAACGCTAATGAATATGAAAAAATAGCAGAATTCAATCCTGGATTTTATGAGGCAGTTTCTAAAGAAATTCTTGATTTAGAAATTGAAAATTATGATATTGATTTTGAAGAAGATTATTGTCCAATACCAACATTATTAATCTTTGTAAATTTCTAAAAAATAGTACTAAAAAAATTCAAGAAGTTTTTAAAAGTAAAAATCTCTCTAATCCATTGCTACATATAGGGTTTGAGAGATTTAGTTAGTTACGTTTAATTCTAGGTTAAACGAAATGATTATATCTAGGTTAAACGTAACATTTTATAAGAAAACGGGGTAAAAAGAATGAAAAAGGAAAGATTGACCTCTCTATTAAATAACACTAAAAAGCGGGTTAATATATTTGATTGCAAAAGTACTTTTATTTGTGAGGGTCGCGGTTATAAGCTTGGCCAACATATAGGAAGTGCCTTATATAATTCTGAAATTCTTTTCATAAAAGATGATGGTGAAGAACTTAGTGTTGTTGTTAATGTAGAGTTAAAAAAAGAGGTAGAAGAAAAAGTATGAATAAATACCAAGATGCATTAAATTTATTGAAATCATGGGCTAAAAAAGATAGGGACGCCTATAGTCCTAAGCATTTAGAAAATATAAATAACTGTGCAAATACATTACAAGAATTAGTTGATTTTAATAAAACATTTGCACATGTGTTAGGTAGCATTGATTTTAAAGCTCTTAGAAACATTTTAGAAACAAAATTGCCTAAGAAGCCAATCAAGAAAGAAACCGTTACTCTTTCAATGTTAAATATAGATGTAACTTTTGGAAAGTGTCCAACTTGTGGTTCAGCTTTAGCAGGAAAGCAAAACTATTGTACAAAATGTGGACAAGCTATCGATTGGGAGGGTTGAAAATTGAAAAAACCTAGTAGAGAAGAATATACAGAGCGAGGCGCTGCACTCGGTGTCGACGAAACATATAAGTACGTAGAAGCTCTAGAAGGATATTGTGAGCAATTAGAAAAAGCTTACGAAGATGTAAAAAAAGGTTTAGATAATGCTTGCAACAAACTAGAAGGTTTATATCTTTGCATTGATGTTTTAACGGATAAAGAATCTAAAAAAGATAAAGAATATTGGAAAAAGAAGGTAATGAAAGATGACTAAATTTGAATTGAATCTATTAAAAGAATTCTCTGATGATGGATGTGGTGGAGATGACTTTGATGAAATCAGTACATTAGTTGGCATGAGGATGAGAGGCTACTTTCAAGATGCCGAAGATGATGAAACCATTGATGAATTGATAGAGAGGTATGAAGAATGTATAAGTCGCCAATAGAAATAGTAATGAAAGAAGTGTTTCAAAAGATGAATGAGGATTTTGAAAATTCAGTATTTAAAGCTATACAAAAAGTCGGCATAAATGTTGATAAAGAAGAACTCCTAAAAGCTCTAATTTATGATAGAGGACAATATGATAAAGGATATGAGGATGCGATGAATGAAATCAAGCATCCTCAACCCCTTAAATTTGAAGATTTAACTCCTGGTATGTGGGTTTGGGATAATTTCTTTACAACTTTTACAAGATTAGAAAATACATATTTATATTCTGATGATGCTCTTGCCAAAGAAACTAAAATGACAACGTTTTATTGCGATGCAGGTGTTCTAACTAAGCCTTTTGAAGAAAATAGATATTATCCAGTTCAAATTCCATGGGAAGGAGATAAAAAACAATGGGAGCGTACTATAGAAAGTTGCAAACAGTAAAACATGCTTTGCAATACTATATCACTAGACCAGAAGCAAGTGAAAAGGATCTAGTAAGAGAAAAGAATTTATTAAAGTCAGTTGAAGAAGAAGTAGAAATTTATCAAGAAAGAAATCACATTCCAAAGAAGGAGAACAAGTAAATGAAAAAAGTATTAATCATATTAGCAAGCATTTTTGTTTTAACCGGGTGTTCAAAAGCATCTAGAGTTAATCATAATATTAGAAAAGATGCCAACAACTTTAAAATTACAAGAAAAGTCGTTGCTCTTAATACAAGAACAAATGATCCTTTATTTACCGTTGAGGGAAAGATTTCCCTTGATAGTGATGAAGATGGAGATTTAAACGTAACTATTAAGACTGGAAAAGGAAAATACAAATTATTTTATGCACATCTATCAAACGATGTTACATACACTTGTATTCAAACGGAAGCTAAAAAAGAAAATCCTTATGCTTATGATATTCAATTCTTTCCAGCAAAAGAAGTTATTGAAAATGGAATTATAGATATCAAATCAAGTGAATGAGAAAGGATAAAACAATGACAAAGTTTGAATTGGACTTATTGCAAGAATTAGAAGAGTTAACTAGTGGGCTTGATAATCATTTTGATGAAGTCCCTCTTTTGCTTGGCATGAAAGAAAGAGGATACTTTCAATATGTGCCATACGGCATGACATTGAAAGATGCTATTGTCATGTATAAAAAATTATTATACAAAGAAAAATAGAAAAAAACGTTAAGAAATGTTAAGATTATTTACATAAGGAATAATTAGCAAATTATGAGGAATAGAGATGCAAGAATCAAAGTATCAAGTTATTAACTGGAAACGTTGGAAAGATACAAAAAGGCTTTTAGAAGAAACACGTGATCAACTAAAAGATGATAGAAAAGCAATTACTTATTCTAAAGAAATGCCAGGAACAAATCACATGAGTGTTATTCAAAGATATAATAAAATCTTAGAAAACACTGATATTTACGATGATTATATTCGTGCATATAAGGTTGTTATTGAAAGATTGGAAAATTGTATAGCGACCTTACTTAATCAAGAGCAAAGAAAGGCCATCATCATTTATGCAAATAATCCAGGAAAGGGAGAAAGTGGTATGCGTGAACAAGAAGCTCTAAAGCAAGGCTTCTCAAGAGCAAAATTTTATGAGGTAATAAATCAATCCTTTAATATTTTAGACACTGTTCTAGCCCTTGAATCGGTGCAAAAAACGGATGCTGGACTAATTCAAGACTAAATACTAAAAAAAATGTGTTATATTATTAATGTGGTCAAGCCATAAGAAAGAAAAGCACCCCTTTTCGAAATTCAATAAGAGCAACTTCGGTTGCTTTTTTTCTTTATTTAATATAGCAGGGTAGTAAAAAGGTATAACGCAAGTCTCTTTAGCTTGTATTCCAGGTTCGATTCCTGGTCCTGCAACCACTAAAAAAATAAAGGAGGTGTGTCATATGACAGAAAAGCAAAAGCTGTTCTGTGATGAATATTTAATTGATCTAAATGGCACACGAGCCTACAGAACAGTATATAAGAGCAAAACGGATAGAACAGCTGCAACTAGAGCAAGTAATCTTTTAAAAAAAGAAGATATCGCTGAATACATCAACAAGCGACTTGAAGAAATTCATAATGAAAAGACTGCAGATATTCAAGAAGTCATGGAATATCTCACATCAGTTATGCGTGGAACAAGTGAAGCTAGTACTCTAGCGATGTGCGGTGATGGTATGCAAGAAGTCATAACTAAAAAGCCTGATGAAAGAGAAAGATTGAAAGCTGCTGAACTTTTAGGTAAACGTTTTGGCATGTTTAAAGAAAGTGTAGATATTACTTCTAATGGTCAAACAGTGATTATAGATGATATCGAATAAAGTCAATTTAAAATCAATCATTGGTCCAGCTTTTTATGATGTTCATAAACATATCAAAAATAATGATTTCACCCACTACTGGTTAAAGGGTGGCCGTGGATCATTGAAATCATCGTGTATTGGAACTGAAATTCCTTTAGGTATCATGAGGGATGCAAAAAAAGGATTAATGAGCAATGCAGTTGTAATCAGACGTGTAAAAGATACTTTGAGAGGTTCAGTTTACGAGCAAATCAAATGGGCCATTTATATGTTGAAAGCTGAAAATGATTGGGAAATTCCTGATTCAAAGCTGCAAATGACATATAAGCCAACTGGCCAAGTCATCATATTTAAAGGCGCTGATAACCCTAAAAAGTTGAAATCAACTAAGGTATTTATTGGCTATATTAAATATGTTTGGTATGAAGAATGCGATGAATTTGAAAGTTATGACAAGATAACGAATATCAATCAGTCGTTGCTTCGTGGTGGTCCTGAATATTGTGTCTTTTATTCGTTTAACCCACCTGAATCACAAAGAAGTTGGGTAAATAAAGAAGTTCTAGTTAAAAGAGATGATTCTTTTGTCTCTCATACAACTTATCTTCAAGCACCGAAAAAATGGCTTGGAGAGCAATTTCTTATTGAAGCTGAACACATGAAAAAGACAAAGCCTGAAAAATACAAGCATGATTATTTAGGCGAAGTAACTGGTACAGGTGGAGAAGTATTTACCAATCTTACAATAAGAGAAATTACAAATGAAGAAATCCAAACATTTGATAGATTAAAGAATGGTTTGGACTTTGGTTACGCTGGTGATCCATTAGCATATCTTAAGATGCATTATGACAAGACGAGAAGACGTCTTTTTATTTTTGGGGAAGTATATGGTACACGTTTATCCAATGCAAAAGCAGTTGCGAAAATCAAAAAGCTTAATCCATTGAATAAATTAGTAACGTGTGACAGTGCAGAACCACGTACAATAAATGAATTCAAGTTGCTTGGATTAAAGGTAACTGGAGCAAAGAAAGGACCTGACAGTGTAGAAAACGGGATAAAGTGGATGCAGGATTTAGAAGAAATCATTATTGATCCTATTCGTTGTCCTAACGCTGCAAGAGAATTTAATGATTATGAGATTGAAAAAGATAAAGAGGGAAATCTTAAAGGAGAGTTTCCTGATAAAAATAACCACACGATTGATGCTGCACGATATGGGTGTGAACAAGACATCATCCAATCAAAAGGTCGAGCAGGTAAGAACCGTGCTAGATATGAAAATTAGGAGGTATCCACGTGTTTACGTTCACAATAGATAGTTCAAATTATGATGAAACAAAGTTGAATCTTGTTCAAATTGAAGAGTTGATCAGCAAACATCGTAATTTGATTGGAAGAATTAAAAAGAATCAGCGATATTATGAAGCTAATCATGATATTAAAAGAAGACAAAAGAAGTTGAAGACATCAGCAAATAACAGAGTTGTTTGTAATCACGCTAAAGATATCAGTGATACAGCAACTGGTTATTTTATGAACAGTCCAATTTCTTATGCAAGTTATGATAATCAAAATAAAGAAAGCATTGATAAACTAACGGATGCATTTGATAAAGCGGATGTAGATGATGTCGATAGTGACAATGCACACGATATGAGTATTTGTGGTGTCGCTTATGAATATGTGTATATCAAACAAGGTGAAACTGAAATAGCAGTTAGAAATCTTGAACCTGACCATACATTTTTAGTATACGATGATACGATAGAGCAAAATCTTCTTTTTGGTGTTTATTATTATCGATACAAGGATGCAATCACCAGTCAGCAATGCTATCGTGCTACTGTATGTACTAAGAATTACATCACTACAATGATTTTAGAATGTAACAATAGAAATAGGCATAGGTTTATTGATAAACCAGTTAAGCACTTTTTTGGAGATGTTCCAATCATTGAATATCGAAACAATAAGCTTTGTATTGGCGATTTTGAACAGCAAATCTCTTTGATTGATGCTTATAACAAGCTCATGAGCGATAGGGTTAATGATAAAGAGCAATTTGTTGAATCATTGCTTGTTATTTATGGTTCGCTGATGGGTGATGACAATGAAGAAGTCAGTGAAACAATGAAGATTCTAAAAGAAAATGGTCTTCTAGAATTACCTGCAGAAGCAAGAGCTGAATATCTTTCAAGAGTTTTTGATGAAGCAGGGATGGAAGTATTAAGAAAAGCAATCAAAGAAGATATCTATACATTTTCTCATGTTCCTAACTTAACTGATGAAAATTTCGTTGGTAACAGTTCAGGTGTGGCCATGGAATATAAACTTTTAGGACTTCAAATGATTACTGGAGAAAAGGAAAAGTATTACATAAAAGGATTAAAAAGAAGAATTGAATTGTTCTGCAATTATTTAAATATAAAAGCAATCGTAATAGATCCTGGAAATGTAAAAATCACATTTACTCGAAAGCTTCCTAAAAACTTGAATGAGTTAGCTCAAATGATTGCCAATTTAAGTGGAAAGGTATCAAATGAAACATTGATTGAACAACTTCCTTTTATTGAAGATACTCCAAGTGAAATGGAAAAAGTCAAAAAAGAAAATGAAGAAAGCGTAAAACTTCAACAGCAAATGTTCAAGCAACAAAGTGATGTACCTTTTAATCAAGACGAGGAGAACAAGGATGATGAAACAGGAAATGACACTGATACAAAAAATGATGCTTCAAATGTTAAAGGTAATAAACAAAATTCTAGCATTCCTAATTAAGAAATTAAGATGATATGAAGAATGAGAAATATTGGAAAAAGCGCCAAGAAGAAAAGCTTTCATCTATTTTGGATGATGCACAAGTAGCAAGTGAATATGTTTCAGATATCTACAGTAAGGCTAGTCTTTACACTCAAAGTAAAATCAATGGTATCTTTGAAAAATATAGAGATGGCCATGGTTTATCAAACGCTGATGCAAAAGAAATGCTCGATTCTTTGATAAGCGATAGGGATTATAATCAAATAAAAAGAATACTTGAAAATAATCCAAAGACTAAACAAAGAAAAGAACTTTTAAAG